GGTAAAATCTTTTTTACCAGCTCTTTCGGTGTAGGAGCTCCATAATGTTTCATTAGAGCATCATTTTTAAAGCTAGGTTTTATAGTTCCTTCTATAATAGTGAAAATTTGAGTATTAGTAATTTCAACATCCTCTATTCCGCCTTCATCATCATACTTTATCGAATCTTTTTGAATATTATTGTATTTATCTACCGGTACCGCCTTGCATGTAAAATACACAGGCTTACCCAATGCTTCTGAGAGCCTTTTGATTTCTATCTTACCAATAGGCATTTTTACTTTTTCGGGATCTGCTTCCAAAAGTACCTGCATTACATCATATTCTTCCTTTTTTTCTACATTTTTAGTTTCCATAAAAAATCCTCCTCGTATAAATATTATTAATCACTTGCCACTATTTCATTTAAGAAATCAAAGTCTGTAAAAGTAAATGGATAGCTTTCCTCAACTAATTTCGATGATTCCCAATCAGCTAATGTTGCCTCATCAAATTCACATCCATAGAAAGCAACAGATTCGAAGCCATAAGCATCCGGATCATTTAGTTGACTTACAATAGTAGCATTTAATGCTGTACCATTTTTTATTGATGTAGCTACCTTCTTTGTTAGTTTACTCGTTATTTTTGTAAGCTTTATTGTTCCGCTTCCTTCCCATCCAGTATTTTTTTTAGGCTTACCTTTCTTTCCACACATAGGCACATCAACTTTGTCAGCTTTAACTTTTCCCTGACATTGAGTAGCTTCGTTATATTTTTCATTATCAATCCAGAGTTCACCATGGTTCCCACTGATCGCTCTTTTAGGATCAAATGCCAATTAAACCATCTCCTTTTTACATATAAACACTGAAATCTAGATCTTGCATTGCATTTGTATATTTAACATTTGCACTAACAAACACTTTTTTACCTGTATTAGCCGTCAATATATCTTGATCTTTCATGCTTGATACATCAACTCCCTGACTCTGTAAATATAATTCCTGTGCCTGCAAATTTATTTGTGCTTTATTTTCAGAATCGGGATCAAAAAAGTTTTCTTGAGTCTTAAGTTCAAGAAAATATGCATTTACCGAAGATATAAATAGCATCTTATTGTTATAAATATTAATTACTTTACCAACATACTCTTTCGCCCATGTATCTGATATATCGTCTCTATTAAGATCCATCTTGTCTATAATCAGAATATCTTTCCAGTCTGCTCCTTTAGGATCTACAAGAGTTGTTAAACTATTTACTCCTGAAGCTATCTTTATGTTCTCTCCATCGTTGATAAGTATAAGCTTACCATCATCTACATCCTTATTTGGATCTGTAGACTCTTTTATGCTCTCAACTTCTGATAATATAAAATAAGTAGCTGATCTTGTAAACGGAAGACCAGCCAATATGCCTGCTATTCTTGAGCAATACTCTGCAGTTGAATATTTTTTATCTGAATCCTTGGCTTTTATTTCATCTGTACAAAAATTTATTATTCCTTCATGGTCCCCCGCACAGTTAGGCAATACAGCCTTAAAAGTTTTATGATTAGTATCTCTTTGTGTCTTGATCCATGAAGCAATATCTGTAGTTTGTGCTGCTTCTATTTTAGGTATAGCAAGATAATTCCACTTTTTAATGCCTAGAATTTTAAGCGCATTGCTAAAATCAGTGGCTGTAGTTGGAATAACTTCTATAATCATTTTGCTTGGAGTACCCATAAATACTTTTTTTATATAATCAATATTGTCAGCCGTAAATTTTGCGGCCTCAATGTCATCTACAGAATTATAATTAAACTCACTTTGAAGCACTTGAGTATCATCTTTTAAAATTAATGCTACAATGCCCTTAGCACTTCTTTCAATTGCAGTTGTAGCTTTCTGCATAAACTGCATTTTAAGTTCTGGTAATCCCATTTATTCTACCTCCTTATTGTTTAAAATCTAATTCTAAAGTATCTGCAATCTCTCCGGTTTCTGGAGTGTATCTACTATCATGCCAATCAACTCCTATAGTTAAATATATCTCATTTCCTTTAGGCCCACCTTCTAAGCTAGTTATAGATGGAAACCTATCTCCTACTTCAATGTAACCTTTCCTTTGGAATATATTTCTAAGCTTTTCATAGTTCTCAAATTGCTGCTTAGTATCAACATTTTTATGAAAATCTAATGGTGAAAAAAATACTACCTGAAAGAGCATAGAATCTGTATAAATTAATTTATTCAAATCTTTAGAGTTACTCCCTATAAATAAAATAAAAAAAGAAGGCCTTTTAAAGTCTCCTCCATTATTTTTAATATATATTGGAATTCCTGTGAATTCTTTTGCAATAGCTTTCCTTATTCCATTAAAAACTTCATACATATTACCCACTTAACCTTTCAAACATCTCGTCTGTCCAATTCTTTAGTTCCTGTTCAGCTTTAGGTTTAAATCTTAACCATGCTCTTTTAAACATATGCTTACCTGGTATGAATTTTTCTTTAAGCATAAAACCTTTAACTCTTTTATCTGTTATCGGTATCACATCTGTTTCATTCATGTAAGTATAATTATTTATTTTAGTTTCAAATGTAGTTTTAATAGCAAGTTTTTCCCACTCTTTTCCCCCGCTTTTTTCAAGCACTTCTTTAGGTAAAAATCTTTTATGCTGGACATGTCCTTCTTCTACATCTACAGCATAAGGGACATTAGTACCAACTAATACTGTATTCTTATCCTGCTGATTAACTACAACCGAATTTATAAGCCTTCCAGTATCTCTTATATCTTCATCATTCATCAAAGTTTTAACTTCTGTTTGATACATTTTACCTAATTTCATGAGTTCTTTTTGTTTTTCTTCCGGATATTTTTGATTTACAAATTCAAGTATAGTTTTTTGAAAATCATCAAGTCCTTTAACTTCCCATCCCATAGGCTACACCTCGTCTTCGCTTGTTATATCTACCTCAAGTTGATACACACTAGGTTTATGAGGCAATCCAGCTATATATTTATCTTCATTTACTATAATAATGTCACCTTTTTTTATATCTGCAGTTCCTATAGTGTAAAGCCTTGAATTTTCATATGCCACTAATTGAGGTTGCTGCTGATTTATACTACCTGATGTTCTTCCAATTCTACATGGATATTCTCCAATTGGAACAGGAGTATCCTGCGGTTCATTATATTCTGGATCAAGGGTACCTGAACCACTTCTATACACTGAGCACATCTTATTAAATGTTCCCATATAAGACATTTATATCACCGAACACCTTATAGAATTGCTTTTGCTAATTGGCTCTGGATCTTCAATAAAACCGTCAAGCTTCTTAAGTATTTGCTCATATGCTTTATCATTTGCTTTATATGAATAATCTCCATTAGACTCACTTTCTTTACTGCTATCATTTAAAAGCACATTTACAATTTCTGCATTAGCAACTTTAACTGTGGCTGGAATAGGATCAACAAATTCTTTACTGCAGTAATTATCAATTATTTCTTTACCTGAAGCAATTAAAGTAGCTAATGAATCATCCGTCCTCAGCAACATTTTTTCAGTAGTTATTAAACTTTTTAGATCATCAACAGATATATATGCCAAGATTATTCACCTTCTTTCTCTTTAAAATTATCACATGCTTGTTTGCATTGATCGAACGTACCATTGTCTTTACCATGTTTACAACTCTTACATATTGATTCACTGCATAATTTCAAATTTGAACATTTAGTACAAATACAGTTTTTACACTCTTGGCCATTCGATTGTCCTTCATCTGCGTCTACAGTTTCATCTTTTACTTCTTCAAAATATCCTGAATTAAGAAGTATCTGCCCTAACTTGTTAGATACTTTTTGAGTTTTTGTATGCTCGACTCTATAGTCAAAAACATGAGAAGAGGCATGATAAATACAATCTTTAATTAATTTTACTTTTACCATGGTTTACCGCCTCCATTAAGCTGCTATTGCCGGTATTTTATCTATAGATACTACTGCATCCTTTTCAAGTATTATTGTATCCATATCTAAATGCAGTGCATAAAATCTCATATCTCTATATACGGCCTCTTTGCCCTCAACAGTTTTCCTTAAACTTATATCATAAGTGTTTACTATAGTGAAGTTTGAAGGATCCGCAAGTATAATTTTGTTATCAGGGAAATTAGGAACTATTCTCCATTGAACATTAAGAGGATTAATATTGGTTCCATTAAGTATTGCCATATCTCCAGCAGCAGTATTTCTTTTCTTTAAATATTCAATCCACCTAATATACATATCATTATTTGCAATCCATCGATATTTGTCTTTATTAAAATATTTACTTGGCATTGCTCTTAATGCTCCTGTAAATATACCGTCTGTAAATCCAGTTCCTAGTGTAGTTGCATCAAGTATATGTGATCCTGTTGTAAGCTGTTTTACTATGCCATCATCAATTACAAGAAAGTCATAATCTGGATCAGTAGTAGCTACTGCAGTATCCCCATTAAAAGCTAAATCAAGCATATCAACTTTGACTTGGCTTGCAATCATTCCCATAAAAGTAGTTTCAAATCCTTCATGTTCAATATTTTCTCTTATAAATTTCTCAGATACTTCAGCTCCAAGTACCGTATCAGTAGTGCTATATGGTACTGATCCAAGAACAGGCTCTACTCCTTTACCAGAAAGTGTGTCTACACCTTCAGTTTGTTTTCTTAAAAGTCTTCTTCCTATTCCTATTTTATCAACAGTTCCTTTTGTTGATTTCCTTGTTTGATGAGAGAACTCACCTAAAAAAGAACTGTCATCAAATATCATCTTTAAAAATTCCGTTGATTGTTCAGGATTTAATAATCCTGAAGTTTTGCCTGTAGTTAAAATGCTATCCTTCTCAATTATTTGCCTATTACTTATTGTCATTGCCCGTTCCCCCTTATATATCTATTCCTGAAAATACATTTTTCTCTTTTTTTACTGTAGTTTCATCACCATTACCATTAGCTTGTTTTGATATACCTCTAGATTTTTCTATTGTTTCAATTCTTTCATTGACTGGTCCTAATGCATCTTCTATAACTGATTTTATTATTTCAGATGTATCTTCCTTTTTAGTTGTTGTACTTAATGCTTTACCACAATGAGGACAAAATTTATCTCCTGGCTGTACTTTCCCACTGCAGCTTGGGCATGTTGTTGAATCCTCTTTTTCAATATTGTCCAATCTATCATTTATTGGCTTTAATCCCTCATTTAAAACTGATTTTATTACCTTAGCTACATCTTCTTTTTCCACTTCTCCATCTCCCCCTTCACTGGTTTCCACATCATCAACTATAGATTGTAGCGATGATATTGCTCCTTTAATACTTTTTAATCTTGTTGCAGCTATCTTTTTACCTGCTTTTTCGATAGGTTCGCCTTTAAGCTGGTCAGCACATTTTTTTATACCAACTTGATCCAGTTGATTTAGAACATAATCTTTAAAAGCATCAATTTGCGTACCTATTTGAGTCTTTTTATCTGTTATGGTATCATCAGCCAAGATATTATACATAACAGTCCTTAAAGTCCACCTAGCGTTATCAAGATTATCTGATACATCCTGTGCAGCTATAGCTCCAGCAAAATCTGTTGGTGGCTTTGGATTATCAGACTTCTGTATTGCACTTTTACCTGAAAAAAATGATTTAACGACATTAAAAAAGCCCTTAACTTCATCATCACTTGACTTAGTTTCGGGTTCCTTATAATCATCGCTCTTATAGATTTGTATTTTTTGTTTATTTGCTCCTTTTTTTACAAGAGATATAAAGCTAATATCCATATCAGTCATCTGTGGCACCTTCCTCACCCCCTTCCTCAGGATTTACATAAACTGCAGTGCCTCCAATGCTAAAGCCTGTTATATCTCCTTTTAAAACTTGTTTCCATGTTGAATCATCTGTAACCTCTACCGCAGCACACCAATCATCAGCTTTAGCTTTTATATCAGGTATATCTGTTTTGGCTATATAATTTTCTACTACAAAACCATAGCCACCTTTTTCATTATGGCTTTTATCAACACCTGCTTTAGCTACAGATTGTGTAAGAGCTAACTTTTTGCTTAAATTATGACACGCTTTTTTTACATCTTCCACAGTGGCCCAATCTCCTTGTGTATCTTCATAATCCTCTGGGGTACCATCTTCTTTGAAAACTTTTGAGGGCCTATATACAACACCTTCAACTATATGGTTTTCCTGATCTACTTTAGAAATCTTAACTTCAAATTGTTTAGTTGGCATCATGCATCACTTCCTTTTGATACTATCTTTTATAAGCTGTTTGCACATTCTTATTGATAACTCTTTTGTAATGTCTTCTAAAGGAAAATCTTTTATGCTTTTTCCCATCATTATAGGCACTTGATCCATAGTTATATCTATATCTTCAGGTAATAGTTCCAATTCCACAGAGGGAATTCTCTTTACTCCACCTGCAATTTTTATACTTTTTACCTTAGATGATATGTCAAGATCTCCAATAACAACCTTAGGACCCTTTGCAGCATTCTTAAGAGATAAATCAATCAATATCTTTTTATCTGAATCCTTAAATAAATTCACCTATATGTCCTCCTTCCTAATTTAGATATGAGAATTAAGCGTAACTTTTTCAAGCTTTTCATAAATCTTTTCAGCCAACATATCAACATTATCATCAGTATTTGCAATTCCACCTAATGAAACAGATATATTTATTTCTTTAGGATCTGATTTATAACAATATCTTCTACACACATTATTAGTTATTCTTTCTAAATGCAGTAAAGTATTCTCTTCAAATTTAAAATTATCTTTAACACATTCAGTCTGATATTTACATGTACTGCATGAGTTATATACAATTTCTTTTAATTCTTGAATATGCTTTGATAAGCAAAACATTTCTTTTTCATTTAAAGATTTTTCTAATTCATTATCCATAATTCCTCATCCTCCAAAATTAATCTAAACTTTCACCTTTAAATACTGGTACCATAGTACATCTACAATGAATAACTTCTCTTGCCGGAGCTCCAAGGGAACTATCTCCTGGAAACATAAGTTTATACCCTCCAACCTTAAAAGGCTCATCTAATTTCTTTTTTTGTCCATTAGCTACTTCATGATCCGGTCTAACCCTATCATCATGTGATGAAAGCCATTGTTTACCTATCACATAATCACTTTGATTATAGCTTTCAAATTCGCCTGCATTACTTGCTGCTATAGTTTCAGTACGTGCTACTCTTATGGATCTATTTCTATCAAAAGCAGGTAATTTATCTAATCTATCTGCTAATTCACTTATAGTCTCTCCTGCTTCATATCCTTCTTTAATAGAACTTACTACAGAATCATGTGTTGTTTGCTGTATTTCTGGAGAAAATTTAATTACATGATTTTCAATCCATATTACAGAATTTTCATTAAATATATTTTCATCAAAATACCAAAAGTTTTCATCAGAATCATCAACTTTTTTAACTTCTGATTTTGCTTTAAAAGTTTCAGCCAAATTTTTTAAACTTTTTTCAGCTAATTCTTTAACATATTTTTCTATTAAAGGTTGTATTTTATCTTTCAGTTTATTTATATATTCGTTATTACTATCACTAGAAAATAAAAGTGACTCTATATCTTTTTCTATGTCTTCATATACCTCAGAATCTTTCAAAGAATTTTTTATTTTTGACATATAGGCCTTTTTTTGCTTATTAAAGAAAGCTGTCATTATCTTTTCAACATCCCGAGAAAACTGTTCTGCATCCTCTATCCATATCTTATTACCTTGAACCCTAGCAAAATAATCATTCGTATCTGTATCAAGTTTAGCTATAGCTTTTTTTAATCCTTTTGAAGAGCTCCTTCTACCTCTATTTGAATATCTTTCAAAGCTTCAAGTATTTTATTCTCATCAGATTTTTGTATACCACTTTGAAGCTGTTGTACCTGCTTTTGAATATCAAATTGTTTTAAAGTTAACTGTAAAGGCTGATCAGCCCAGTCTGCTTCTATAGTCTCAAATTTTTTTCCTAACAACTGTCCTAATGAATCCAGTAACATGTTTGGCGTAGCAGTACCTGCTGTTATATATGGATACAAAGCTCTAGCTATATCACTGTTGTCAGTTGTTTTAGGTATATTAAAATTCATAGAAACATTTTTTATTTCTAACGTTGGCCTTAATAGATTATTTAATTTAAAAGAAATCGCTTCTCTTTCAGGTTGGAAAACTTGTTCCTCCGTAATCTGCCTAGCTGTATCCGCTGTAGCCCTAGTATAATCCTGGCTTTCTCCTGTATAAATAGGTGGAAGTCTGTAAGCTGAACGTATATTGTTCCTATTATTTTTACAGTAATCCTGGAATAATGCATCATCCGGAAGTATTTCAGCTAATTTTTCTAATCTAATATTTACTTTATTTGACTTTTCTTCATCACCTATTATTCCATCACCATCTTTAAATCCCTCTGCTTCTAAAACTAAATATCCATATTGAGAACTTTCTCCCTTTGAATTTTTTAATTCATCAACCGATTGTGATGTGAGCTGTCCATTTTCGACTACAATAGCAAGTGGTATATGTCTCCCATTATCAAAATAATTATAATTAAGTTCCTGTGCCTTTCTTGTACCTTCAAGATTTAAAACATTACCTAAATATCTTGGAAGTCCATAAGGTGTATATGGACTATATATATTAAAAAATATTATTGACGTTGCTTTCTTATCTTCTGGAATATTTTCTCCATAATCTCCTGTTTCCCAATCCATGTCTCTTGGGTCGCCAAATTCTTTAAAATATACTGTTTGTATTCCTCTCATCTGTACAAACTTCCTGAATTTTTTCTTTCTATGGATAACCGTTTCTTTTCCTGATTCATCTGTTATTGTTACATCAATATCAACTAAAGTCTCCTCTTTTTTGCATATTCTCAAAGTTTGTCCTGGTATATGTTCAAATCCTGCAGGTATACCTAATCCATCAGGCAAAACTTCTATGCCTCCCCATCCAAGCCTTTCTCTATCGTCAATAACTTTCTTCATAATTTCAATAAAGGATTCATCAAAATTACAATATTTAAAAAAGTTATCATATTTATTACGTTCCAAATCTAACTGTTCTTTAATTGCATCGCTTGCTTTATCATGGTCAATATCAAATTTAAGATTGTAGCCAAATCCCACTATGTTATTTTTATATGCATCTATACATTGCTGTAATATATCAGAGTGCTCCGGAAGTCTTATTAAAAGCTCGGGACTATAGAGTGGACATATTACGCCTTTATCATATAATCCTGTAAAAGGATCTGTATCTATTTGCTTACTTTGTCCTACTGTATCCGTTGAAACTATCTTTTTTATTACTACTTTATTATTCATATTCTACCTGCTCTACCTCCCTTCTTTCTTTCATTAATCTTAGTCTTAACAGGTAAACAAGCCAATGTCACTGCATCTGCTCTATCTGGTGATCTTAGCCCTCTATCTTTCATTTCTTTTTTAGATTCAACTTTAATTTTCCCCGAAGAGTGATAAGTATATTTTCTGCAAGATAGCTGACCTACCAAATCATCATCATTAGGAAGTATAAGTTCACACTTTTTACCTTCCGATGTATCAATTTGCTCTCTTACTACACTCCATAGATATGTAGTTATATCATAGTAAAATTTATGATGAATTGATTTAGCCATATTAACTGGATATATTTCTATCCAATTTATGTTTTTATCTCTTATTACTTCCTTAAGCCTATCAGTTACTCCGCCGCCAAGACCGGTATCATCAATTTTAACTTTTATTTTGCCACCGCACATAAAGAATTCAGGATACTTTTCCTTTAACCCAGTACATGAAAAAAGAACATCACCTGATGTCCTCATGAGGTCCTGCCCTCTTCTTATCTTTAATGGGGAAATTTTATTGTTTATTTTATCAGCTATAACTGTATCATCATCACCAAACCTAGCAACATCTACACCTATATCAATACTTTCAATTGCACGTTCCACATATTCTGTCATTATAGATTGCTCTATAAACTCAAGAGGGATAAATACATCATCCTCTTGTTTAGGAAATTCTCCATCAACTCTAACTCTTACTACATTGGAATCTTTTCCGTACTTTCTGATAAGTGAAGCTATGTTATCTTTATTGGTCCTTTTTACGTCCCTTGCATTGACCTTAAAAGTAAAATAATCAACCTTATCTTTAAAAAAAGCATCATGAAATACCCCAGTCGTTTTAGTTGGATTTCCTAAAAGCAATAATCTGTTATCTTTATGGCCTAAGGTACCTAATATAGCCTCTAATATCTTATCTTCTACACCAGAAGCTTCATCAACAACAAAAAGCATATATTTCTCATGGTACCCTTGCATATTTTCAGGTCTTGTAGCAGTTTTTGCAGTCGCATACCATACAGCTCCATAGCCACTCATTTCAACTCTGGTTTTTGTCCATATAATTTTGTCATCAAGTATAGTACCCGTAAGCCACTTATTTATTTCTGCCCAAAGTACATCTTCTAGTTGCTTTTTAGTGGGCGCTGTAGCAATTATTCTTGAATAAGGGTGCATAGATATATACCAGAGCATTAAACATGCTGTCAAGGCGCTCTTGCCAACACCTTGCCCTGAACGTATGGCCGTCTTAGGATTATCTCTAACACTTTCTGCAGCTTTGCCTTGCCAAGCATCAGGGAAAAAATTGAGTATATCCTCAAAAAAGCCTATAGGATCATCATAATAAGTATTAACTACCTTTATCCAAAAATTATTATCCATCCTCAGCACCATTCCGTTTACTCATTTTTTTAAGTACTGCATCAGCTAAAGCATTTTGTTTATTGCTATTTGAATTGTTTATATCTATATCAATCTTAAACTTTTCAATTCTTAGTTTCTGTTCCTCTGTAGCATTGTCCCAATTATTATGAAGCATCTCATCATATTGTTTAATAAGGCTTCTTAACTCCGACATTGCCCTGGATTGAGCCTGAAGAAATGTAGCTTGCTTATCCCATGCAAACTGCAGTTCATATTCTTTTTCCCAGCTGTCAGAAGTATCTCCAGAAGACTCTTTTTCCCTTTTGAGTACTTTAGTCAAATCCTCCTGGTCCTTAACATTCATAATCTTTTGTGACCTTGCTATGGCAGTATATTGAATTATTATGTTTTCCCATAGCATATCTAGTGGATCTTTAACCATAATATCCTCAACTATATCTATAGTTTCAGGTGGAAAAATCTTAGAAAAAAAGCCATGTGTTTCAGCATTTTTATTACCTTTCGATATGCTTCTCACATGACCTTTTGAATTTTTATTTTTAGGTTGACCACCTTTTTTTCGTTTGGAGTACTCCATATTATCTTTGCCTTTTGTTTGGAGTACTCCATTTAATCTATCCTGCCAGTGATCCTTACACTTCCATCCACTGACTGTTTTTTCTGATATATTTAAAGTCTTGGCAATCTGCCTATTTTCAATGTTTCCGCCATTTTCTTTGTAAATCTCAAATGCTTTGTCCCTGTTCGGACTTCTCTGTCTTGGCATGTCTACATTGTCACCACCTGCCTATTCGTTTTGTTTTGGATTAGAAAAAGAGCCTTGTTAGAAAACTTTATATTCTAATATTTAGTATTTTAAATCCATTTAATAAATATTGATCAAAAGGAACCTTTTCCACCATTTGATTTATCTCTACATTTTTATCTTTATTCCAACCCTGATGATCGAAATTGCTCCTTTCTTTAGTGTAAATCTGTTGAGGAGTATCATTTTTATTATACTCTTCATCTTTTCCTAAATACATAATAGTTTGTATTATCTTTATAGTTTCAAAATCTAATGAACTCATATACTTTTCTAATTGTGATTCAGATTTATCAACTATTTTTTTATTATTACTCTTTTGATAATTTTCATATTCTTGTAATCCTCTTTTAGTTGTTGAAAATTCTTTTAAAGCATACTTATCATGATCAATTCGTCTTTGATACGCTAAATCATAAACATTCTTAAAAATATCATTTAAATTATTGAACATTTTTGTTGTCCCCCTTCGGTATAAAGTTTCTACAAAAAAAGTTAATATCCTTTAATAATCATTCGTCAATATTATACTTGTTTTTTACAGTATAGATAAAGTATTAAAAAATCCTCCTCAAGTTAGCAGGATTTTAACATTTTATGTTGAATACTAAGTTGAATACTAATATTAAGGCAATCATTGAGGTGATATTAATCATGTGTAACATATTTAGAAGAAATGCACCAAAATATTCAATAAAAGATGAATATCGTAATTATCTTGCTTCTATAGAGGATAACTATACAAAAAATTATATTGAACAAAGATTATTAGGGCAAGCAGAGTGGTATGATAAAAAAAGTACTCACTTTCAAAACCAGTTTAAATATCTTACAATTATAAGTTTATTTTTAAGCTCTGCTGTACCTGTTATGTCGTTATTTAAAACTACTACTAAAATTAAAATAGCAATTGCATCAGCTTCATCCTTAGTTACTGTTATAACAGGAGTTTTATCTTTATACAAGTCTAAAGAGTTATGGTTACAATATAGAAATTCATGCGAATCCCTTAAAAGTATATTACATCAATACTTTATGAATTCTGGTATATTTAATTGTGAAAACGAAAATATAAAAAATACCCTACTAATCGAAAAATGTGAATCTATAATAGCCTCTGATGTTAACAATTGGTCAAGCCTAAATACTACAAGAAATACTAATCAATCTTCAACTAATTCATAGGTTTTTTCAAAAATTTCCTTTTTACATGGATATTTTTCACCATTAACACCAGTAATAATATAATCTCCAGGATTAGCTAACATATCTCCTTCAAGAGTATGAATAATTACTTTTTTGTTTGTTTGATATGCTTTGATTATAATTGGCTTTTTTCTAAACTTTTTTATTATTTTGGACATATTTTTGCCCTCCTTTATTATTATAATTAATTCAAATTTAGAAAGGATGATTTTTACATGCCTAAATTATATGATTACAAACTTTTTATTAGTCACGCTTGGAAATATGGGGATGATTATGACAGATTAATAAAGTTACTAGATAATGCTAAAAACTTTTCTTATTATAATTATTCTGCGCCAAAAGAAAAACCTCTATTTCCGGAGGGAACTCCTTTAAATAATAAGAAAATAGCTGACAAAATAACTGACAAAATATCCCCATCGCAAATAACTATTGTTATATCTGGAATGTATGTTGCTTATAAAGACTGGATGCAATATGAAATTGATGAATCAAAGCGAATGGGTAAACCAATTCTTGGTATAAATCCTTTTAAACAGTCTCAAGGTCCAACTCCTAAATACGTGAGTGAAAATGCTAACATGATGGTTAATTGGTCTACCGATTCTATTGTTTCAGCAATAAGATCTTTATTAAAATAAACTAGATACATTAATTTAATATAATAAAGTGGCATTTTATGCTTTTATAATAAGAAGAGGCATCCACCTCTTCTTTATTTATTTGTAGCAGTAATCAACCAATTTACAATATTACTATTACTATTAAATTTTATTTACGGTTTCCCGCATTGGTATCCCCATTTAACCCTGGAGCTGTAGGTATATCAAAGGAAGATTTACTATGAATTATCACCAGTGTAATCCCTGATGTTTCATTGTAGCCATAATCGACTATATATAGTATATAACATTTTTCACAAATTTTGTCCCAAATAAATCCCATTTTTGTTTCAACTTTGTCTCACTTTTGTCCCACCATTTTTTTATTTATTTTCCCTATTAAAAATAAATCTATTCACTAATATTTAATTGCTTCTTCAGCCCTTCCTGAAGA